TTGAATATCTGGACCAATAGCGCCGAGGGCTGGCTGCCGCTCGATGCTTGGAAGGCATGCGGCGCGGCTCCGGTGGATGCGGCCTCGCTGGTCGGTCAGCGCTGCTATGCGGGGCTGGATTTGGCGCAGGTTAACGACCTTTCGGCGCTGGTGCTGGTTTTTCCGGATGCCGCGCCCGAGTGGCAGGTGCTCTCGTTTTTTTGGTGCCCGCAGGAGGATATCCGCCGCCGCTCCAAGTTGGATAAAGTGCCCTATGATCGCTGGGCGCGGGATGGCTACATAACGGCCACCCCTGGCAATGCCACCGACTACGCATTTATAGAGAATACGATCCGCGAGGTTTGCGCACGTTACGATGTGGTGGAGTTACTGTATGATCGATGGAGCGCGCACCAGATGATCGGCAACCTGAGCGCGGAGGGGATCAACTGCGTGGGCTACGGGCAGGGCTATAAAGATCAATCGCCAGCGCTCAAGGAGCTCGAGCGGCGGCTGATCTCGCAGACGATCAACCACGGCGGCCACCCGATCCTGCGCTGGAATGCGAGCAACGCGCAGGTGGTGCGCGATCCTGCCGGCGGGATCAAGCTCAGTAAAAAAGACCCGCGCAAACGCATTGACGGCATCGCCGCACTTTCGAACGCCATCGGTGGCATCATTCTCAACCGGCCCGACGAAAACGGGCCCTCTATCTACGAAACCCAGGGGATCACGATACTATGACGCAAAAATCAGGAAAACGTATGTACGCAGCGGAGCTCGCTTTTGAGCTGGGGCGCTCGCGGGTGTATATTAGCGCCATGAAGTCGGCAGGCTTTTGCATGCCAGGCGGCGCGGCCACGCTGGAGGAGGCTATGGAGTGGCTGCGGGCACATCCTACATTTACCACCACCGACTACGTAAACCGCCGCCGCGACACGCGCCTGGTCAAAGATCGCAGCCGTGAACTGGAGGCCGCCTATTTGGCAGGCTACCGTGCGCGGGATGCAGAGCTTAAAAAGGAGGTTAGCTGATTATGGGACAATTAGAAAGCAGTGCAGTGGCATTTATGTCGGGTATGCGGCACCGGGTGTTGCGCTCTATTGAGATCGAGCAGGGGGTACGGCAGGTGGCGCGCTACCGTGAGGCGGGGCTGATTACATTTGCTGAGGATCGCCGAGAGGCGTTTGCGGGGCGGGTGCAATTAGAGCCGGTGGCTAGCGGGCGTCGTTATGCGAGCAAGGCGGAGGCTGCGAAGCGGGCCGCGAAGCTGGTCAATTTAATGAAGTCGCGGCAGATGAACATTAAACAGGCGGCCGATGAGTTGGGCTATGCCTACTCGACAGCGCTGATCTGGGTTCGGAAACATGGCGGGTATAAAGCGCAGCTTAATGCGGACAAGCTGCAGCGCGCTTTGCGTTTGATCAATGAGGAGTCGCACTCAATGACGACTGCGGCCAAAGAGATCGGCTGCAGTCTGGGGGCCCTTTCCAATTATTTAAGAAAGAATGGGTACAAGTACGATCGAGAGACCTGCTTGGCGAGTCGGCGGAATCCTTTATCTGATAACGTAGAGGCCAGACAGAACGAGGCGCAGCCTAGGGCTTGATCTGTGCCGACTGGTTAGATTTTATACTATGAAAACGAGAGAATGTAACGAATGCGTATTTGCTGACATGAGCGGCGAGCGCCTAAAATGCGACAAAGGGCATAAGCCGAGGTTTTACATGCCTAAATCGGAATACCCATTTTCGTGCGCGTGGGGATGGAAGCGGAAATGTTCAGAGTGGAAAGCTGGAGAGCCAAAAGGCATAATAAAATTTAACGCGTTCGATAAACTTTTCTTAAAATCTAACGCTAAGAGTGGGCGCGGCGAAGCCGTTGACCCATCTCGCTAGGTTCTACTTTTTAATGCAACAATAACACTAAAATATAAAAACATGATTGAACTAATACACACATTCTTTGCTGGCATAACATTCTCCGTAGGGGTGTTGGCTGGCGCAATACTCTGCCAGATGGCGAGCAAGCAAGGCCGCAAAGATGCAGTCGAAGAAGCACGTAAGACTAACGAGAAAATACACGAACGGCTGAACGAGTCACTTTTCTGCCATCAAAGAATGGCTGACTCGCTAGAAATTTTCGTGGAGTTAAAACGAAAAGACTCGTAGAACACAAGGATCACACATGAATGAGCGCAGCGAAATGAATTGTCGTGTATCCCATGGTTCGCACCAAGTAGCGGCACTATACGTGCAAGCAGGTGGGGCTTACTGTGGGATACCAAACGTAGACCCCTGGGATGAAGTCCGGGACGCTAGGAAATATAACGGGAATAATCCTGTAGTATGTCATCCACCATGCCAGCGATGGGGAAAGATGTGGGCCGGGAGTCCGAGCGTGATCGCTAAAACTGGAGTGCGGAAAAAGAAAGGCGACGATGCTGGATGCTTCAAGAGTGCGCTGGATTCTGTGCGTCGATGCGGTGGAGTGTTAGAGCATCCGTGGGGAAGTCATGCTTGGGAACACTTCGGGTTAAATAAGCCGCATCGCAATGGTGGATGGGTAAAGGCTGACGATCAAGGAGGGTGGACATGCTGCGTAGAGCAAGGCCGATATGGACACTACGCACCGAAGCCGACGATGCTATATGCCGTAGGGTGTGAACTGCCAGAACTAGACTGGGGAGTGTATAAGGTGCAAGACTCCGACTTCCCTGAATGGGCGATGGAGCGATATGGACGGGAGAAGTGCCGAAGGATCGGTCTGCTATCATTCAAGGGTGGCGGAACAGACAGCACGCCAAGGATACACACGCCCGAACCTTTCAGAGAGCTATTGCTGACGATGGCTTTTTCTTCTGCGAACGTAGAGCACACCGACGGCGCGTAGCGACGTTGGGTGCTGCGACTGGCTCTCCATCTTTATTATGAGACTCACAATACGAAACCGAATCAGGATAGCATGGGAGGCTTTGACGAGTCGAAGCGGTCACGCCCACCCATCACACGAAAAGCAACTGTCCACCTTCCAGCGTGGATACGCTGCAGGGATGAAGGACGCTAAACTTTCTTTGGAGAACAGTGTTATATCCGCAACTCCGCCGAATGAGCCGCGCTAATAAACCGCAGCACCGCCTAAACCGCAAAAGTCGGTCTAATGGCGGCAAGGCGCTGCGCGGGGGTGAGTTTGCGGATGAGGTGCGGCAGCGGGCGTTAATCGACGCTAAGGGCGCCGTGCTGCGCGAGGGCGTGACTTATACCGCAACCGCCGCACACTACTGGCAGCTGCGCCGCGCTCTGCTGGGCCGCACGGACCAGATCGAGCTGGTTTGCGATGGCGTGATCGTTAAAACTACAGGGCAAACACGATTAAGCGGCTCACTTTTTTGGCTTTCCCCGCTTAAACCTGCTTAATTTAGCAGCATTTAGCATATTTTAGCACATACCAGCTAGATTGTTTTTTGCACCTCGGTGTAGTGTTTTGCCACTATGCCGCTTTTAACGTCACTCGCTCGCTTCATCCCTGGTACTGAGGCGCGTGCTAGTTTTAAACTAGGCGCAGTCGGTGACCCTGCGGCGCAACCTTTAGAGGCGCAGTGGATCAACCACCTGCTTTTTGGTGCTGAGTCGGACTCGGGCGTATCGGTCAACGCTAAATCGGCGATGGGCGTATCGGTGGTGTACTCGTGCATCGACCTACTCTCCCGCGCGGTGGCCTCGCTGCCGCTGCATATTTACTACACCGAGGCCGATGGATCGCGCACCATCGACCGCACCCACTACCTTTATGACTTGCTGCACTCGGCCCCGTCCGAGGAGATGACCTCGAGCGATTTCCGCCGCGCGATGCAGGCCAACCTTTCGCTGCGCTCGGATGCCTATGCGCAGATCGTGCGCAATGTCGACGGCCGCGTGCTGGAGTTGCTCCCGCTGCAGACGGACGATGTGGAGCCGGTGCGCCAGCATGATGGTCGCCTGTATTATAAGATCCGCGGCGAGTTGTTGACCGCCTCGGAGGTGCTGCACCTCAAAGGCACTAATTTTAACGGCATTTGCTCGCCCGATATGCTGCACACCGTGCGCAATGTCATTGGCTTAGCCGTGGCGCTCGACCGCAATGCCGCATCTTTTTTTAAAAATTCCAGCCAGCCGGGTGGTTTTCTCCGCCACCCTGGAAAACTCTCACCCGAGGCTGCGGCCAGCCTGGCCCAGCAATTTTCGCAGGGCACTAGCGGTGCTAATGCGCACCGCCTCAAACTGCTACAAGAGGGCCTAGAGTACGTCAGTTCCCGCACCGACAACCGGGAGAGCCAATTCGACGAGTCCCGCGACCGCCAAGGCCGCGAGATCGCACGGCTCTATGGCATACCGGGCCACAAGGTCGGTATCGTGGACAGCATGCCCCGCGCAAACGTGGAGCAGGAGAACCTTTCATTTGTGATCGATACCCTGCGGCCGCTGCTGGTGACTTGGGAGCAAGCCATGAATCAAAAACTGCTCACCCCATCCGAGCGCCGTTTTTACAATATAGAGTTTAATCTTTCCGGCCTTCTGCGGGGTGATCTTAAAAGCCGTTATGAGGCCTATGGCATCGGGCGCGATAAAGGATTTT